CTCTTTTTATTTCAAAACAAGTTTACTTGTCCCGTCTATGAAAAAGCCCCCGGATTCCGGGGTCTTTTTCATTTACATCTCAATACTGGTTTAATCAATAAATAATGGTTATAATATAAATAGTGCGGGCCCGCCATAAATCTCTTCAGAGAAATTTATGAAAGGAAAAGCTAATATGTCTAATACATCTCAAAGCGGGTCTAAACGTGGCACAAAGAAATTTGTTGCATATGTAACAGACCCTAAGACTGGTAAACGCCGTTATGCTCGTGACTACGGTAAACGCGCGTTTGTTATTTACGTTTAGTATATAACTTGCCATTAACTTGCATCCTGTTGCGATCGCACTGTCTTATAGGATTAGCTACCCTATAGCAAAAAGCCCCTGCCGAAGCAAGGGCTTTTTCGCTTTTGTGTTCTAGGTATTCACTGTGTCGAGAGAGATTAATCGTTTCCCTATTAACTCACACTATCATTATAAACTGTCAAGAAGGACAGGTCTAGGACAGTTTTGGGACAATTTTCAGGCTAGCTTTGTGTTAAGCCCAATAACACCCCATAGCAAAACTGATAACTCTTCAATACCTCTTGCAATATAACGTTTGATGGTACGAACATCAGGCTTTTCAGGAAATGATTCAGCAATCTCTTCTAAGGTTTCTCCATCAATATAATACCTGCGCATACACTCACAATACTTAAATTGCTTTGTACTACACTTCTCAGCATAGATATCGAGCATGTTATTTACATGTCTCATCATCAATGCTGTTTTTTCTTTGCTTTTAACAATCGCATTAACTTTTACAACGCTATTATCATCAAACATATCAATTAACAGTTCATTGAGCCATATATCCTCGGCTTGTGTCGAATCCGTGATAGCATTGTCTACGTATGACTGTAACTGACTATAATGCTTAAGCAGCTTGATCGTGTTGTGTCGAAGTTTACGACCTAGCTGTGCATTTTCTTGCTTGGCTAATTCATAGTAGGTTTTAGTAGCCACCTCAGTGGCCAACCTAGTGATTTTTTCTATTTCGTATTCATTCAAATACATCTCCCCCTTATAATTTTGTAGTTTAGTCCGAATTGTGTTTATACCAACTTCATAAGAAGCATCTAACAATAATTAAATCATGTTCATTGCTTTCCATTCGCTTAACACAAATGTAGCAATCCCATGTTTCTTGGCGTATTCATATTCGCCTTTACAACCTCGGCTAGTCTCCCAGCCATCACACAAGACCAGTACATCACAATGATTGAGTAGGCCTAAACATATCCCTAAGCCAAATTGATATTGGTCTCCGGTTAAGTACATAAACCCATAATTATGGATAGGTGATACATAGTCATGTGTAATATCAACCATCACCAGTTCTTGCATGATTTTGTCTATTTTTTCTTTATTGCTCTTCTTTCCACCATATGGATGAGCCACATATACTAGCTTTTTCTTCATAATACCTCGCTTTAATTAACGCTCTTTATAGGAATATACTCATACGTTCCGATATGTGCAGGATTACATAATTCTCTGTATCAGTTATAATTTCATCTGCCATCGTGCCTATGAACTTTCTATTGTCATTTTCTAGCACACCTGCCAATTGTAGACCATCAAGAATAAATTTCTTAGCGAACGCTACATTGTCAGGATCATGCCTGGTTGATGAGTGCCATTCAAATAACAGATCCACTTTACCCTTAACCGATTCTATCTGTTGTGATAGACATTGTTCTTTGACTTGCTCTGTACATTTCTTTTTCATAGCAGCGGCAGCTATAGTCGAACCACGTTCACAATCAATGTACTCGTTCAACGTCGGGAATCTATCGTGAGTTTTCTTTCTAAACCGAAACTGACAACGTAAGATAATCTTCATCGGTGTGATTCTCCCCAAAATATAGCTTCCTCATAATCTTTGCCACGTAATCTATCAATCACTCGTTCGCTATAATGGTCTTTTGTTTGGTCGTTATTATAATTAGTTGTCAGTATAACTGGCTTCATATCATGGTATCGGCCAATAATAATGCTTTCAACTTTTGTATGCACCCAATCAGATTTAGAATACTCCGCTCCAAAATCATCTAACAGCAATAGCGGAATATTCCTGAGCTTTTGTTCATAATTTAGAAACGCAACTCTATCACCCTTAGATAAGGTGAGCATGATATCCAATAGACTAGGCATAGAAATCATCATACAGCCTCGTTTTAGCGCTAGAACCTCTTTCAGAATACTAACTGCTATAGAAGTTTTTCCAGTGCCAGCAGGGCCCCTTAAAATCAATCCTCTGCCACTTTTAAGATTTGCCTCTAGATTATCTACATACTGTTTCACTACAGCATATGCTTCAGAATTCTCTTTAGGAAAGTTACCATGTTTACGTAACCATCCAAAATCCATGTCATAGTATCGCCGAGGGATACCAACAGCAGCATAGTCTCCATTGACATCACTCTTAATCACTACAGGCTTATCATACACAGGATAGAAGAACTCATCCTTTACCATGGACTCTCTCGTATTCTGCTTGCCAGTCGACTTCTTCCTTTTTTCGAGAAACGTTTCTAGCATTTCCGTTATGTTTACTTGCTCCAAAATCTTTTTGCACCTCCTTCTTCAGATTCCCTGCCGTGACAGTTTCAACATACTTGATGCTATTACCCCCGTTATCCGCTGTGGTATTGATAGCAACAATAACTCGTTCCTTCCCATAAGACTCAACCAGATCATCTAATCGGTCTTTAATGACAGGTGATACATCTCCGATTACTTTCATGTACAAATCATAAATGGGCTTATTTTTTACTTCATCATCGTCAAACATAGATAGAGGATTTTCATCTTCACGCGCGCGCGTATCTCTCTCTATATTATTAATTTCCTTTCCTTTCCTTTCCTTTTGTTCGTTTTGTTCAACGACCGTTGAATCTCGTTGAACGACCGTTCGTTTTTGTTCCTTTTTTCTGCGAGCTTCACCACTTTTAATGCCTGCGAGCCTACGTTGTTCCTGCTTTTTTTCAAATTTACTTCTTCGTTCTTCTTGCCTACGAATTAAACTTGGAGACCAAAAGTACTCGTCATCGCAATCAAGTAATTCAAAATCATGAATCAACGAATTTATGAACAAAAACGACTCGTTCGAACAAAAAAAGTTATGTTCGTTTTCGTTGAACGGTCGTTCGTTTTCGTTCAGAATTCCTAATTCTTTATCAAGAGCGATGAATGTATATTTCTTGAAAGGCAATTTATAGTCATCAGATGAAGCTAGCTTTTCAATTAATTTCCACCACCACGCATATGAAATAACTCCGAACTGCGATTCCATTGCTACTATCTTAGGATCATTACTGGCATTTACATCGTGGCTGAAGTAATATACATCCTTAGCCATCTGTTACTCCTCGTCTGCAAATAAAGCCCCTTGTGCGCGTTTACCGGCAATAAACCTTACACATTCATCAATCAAGTCTTGTACTGAAATAGCAAATGTACGGTCTGCATACTCTACCGGCAACCAATCAGTCTTGAACTTCAGTTCATCAGTTGAGGTTGCATCTTGTATAATGCCTTCAACGCTGACTTTCTCCACCACGTCCTCGATAACGCCATATTTAAACTTGAATTGCCTTACGACAAACGGGATGTTAAACTCTTCCAAGAATTCAAAGTTCTTTTTCATAATAGCCTGTAGACGGCTGAAGGCTTGCATGAGTTCAGGTCGTGGATCATCTTTAGATTTAATGGTAAAGACATCTGTCAGGCCTGTAGCAGATGGTTTCTGATAGGCGATATTGATATCGTTATCTGTAATTTGAATAGATTTAACAATCATAATGGACTCCTTTCTTGTTCTACGACTACATATTTACCGGTGGCAGCTTCAACAGCTTGCTTAAACATAGCTGCATCAGAGTTTTCATCGGATAAATGAAGCAGTCGAATGTCCTGGCACTTAGTAAGATCCATAGACTTTAGAAATTTAATAACATTCTCTAACGAAAAATGGGATTGAATTAATCGTTCCATGCGTTTCTCATGCAGGCCACCATCATCAACACGTTGGTTCAGGATTTCATATGAATGATTACACTCGACCATAATGTGATTCACATCTTTAAACGTGTACCGACAATAATATGTATCCGTAATATATAGTAGTTTCTCCTCGCCGTCAGAAATTAAGAATCCAACATTCGGAACGTCA